GTAGATGAAGACAGAATCTTGGATATTGCACCTCTCAATCAAATCAAAGTACTAGCATACAAGGACAAGAGTGATTGGATTTTAGAACAGAAGTATAATATTGGTAAAAAGGGAAAGACAGCAGAAACCGAATAAAAAGAGGCAGGTTATCCACACCTACCTTTTCTATGATTGGTGTATAATTAGTAATATCAGATGCTTCGGGTCTGATATTTACACACTCTTGCTTTTAAGGAGAACCATTATGTACCCAACACTCGCAAAATATAATGCTGGAAACATTGAGAAGTTTCTCAATGATATTGACAAATATTCTATTGGTATGGATGAATGGATTCATCGGTTTAACTCTCTACATCAAACAGAGTCAAACTATCCACCATATAATGTAGTTAAAGAAAGTAATACTGCCACAAGAGTTGAGATTGCTCTTGCTGGATTCAGTAAAAAAGAAATCTCTGTTTATACAGAGAACAATAAGTTATTTGTGGATGGGCAAAAAGACTCCACAGAAGATGGTGAATATTTACATCAGGGACTTGCAAAAAGATCATTCACCAGAGTATGGACGATTTCTGATGATGTAGAAGTCACCGGAGTTGAGTTTGATGATGGACTACTTGTGATTAAACTGACACGCATTATTCCAGAGCATCAGAAAAAGAAAGTCTGGTTCTAAATAGTATTGCGTGGGGCCACCCATTAACTATTGTTGCCTATAAGGGAGGTAATCTGGCAAAACCCAGATTGACACCTCCCCTTTTTTTGTGTATAATAAGAGGAGATATGGAGTGTAAATGACAGTAAAACTTTTGCTTTTAAAATCTGGAGAGGATTTGATCGCAGATATTTCAGAGATGGTTTCTGGAGAAGATGAAAATCGTCACGTAATCGGATATTTTCTAAATAAACCTTGTATTGTAAAAATGCGAGAACCGACTCTTCTGACCGAAGAATCCACAGAAGAACAAAAAAAATCAGCATTTCAAGTATCTTTATATCCTTGGATGCCATTAACGGTTGATAAAGTCATACCAGTTCCTTCGGATTGGGTTGTGACGATTGTTGAACCAATTGCCCGACTAACACAAATGTACATTGAGGACGTAATGAATTATGGAAAAGATGATAAAGATTCTGTTGATGGTGAACAATCAAATATTAATCTCACAGATTGAAGAGATTGGTGCAGATATTGGAGAACCAGATTGTAAACTGATAAACCCGCATATTGTAACTGAATATAAGGAAGGTGAACACACACTACAAGTATTTTTACACAAAGTTACAAAGCAAGACACCTTTATGATAAGTTCTGATAAAATCTTAACTCTTGCAGATCCAACTCCTACTCTTCTTGAAAAATACGAGGACTTAATTGCATAATGCGTTGGTATACTAATGTTCAGTTAATTGGAAATTATTTCTTGGTTCGGGCATATGAAGATGGAAAGCACATTGAATTTAGAGAAGAATTTAAACCAACTCTTTTTGTAAAATCCAAAAAGGAAAGCAAATACAGAACATTATCTGGTGAGGTTGTTGATGCGGTTCAACCGGGAACTGTAAAAGATTGTCGTGAGTTTCTGAAGAAGTATGAGAATGTAGATGGATTTGAAATTTATGGAAATGAAAGATACATTTATCAATACATCTCAGATAAGTATTCTGAGGAAGAGATAAAGTTTGATATTAACAAAATCAAACTTGTAACCATAGACATTGAGGTTGCTTCTGAAAATGGATTCCCTGATGTTGAGTCCTGCTCGGAAGAAATTCTTGCGATTACGTTACAAGATTATGCCACAAAGAAGATTGTGAGTTGGGGAGTCAAACCATTTACTCACAATCGTAGTGATTTGATTTATCATTATTGTGAATCAGAGTTTGCTCTTCTAAACACCTTTATTCAGTATTGGATGGATAATACTCCCGAAATTGTGACGGGATGGAATCTACAACTCTATGATATTCCTTATATCTGTAAACGACTAAATCGTGTTCTTGGTGAAAAGTTGATGAAGAGAATGTCTCTTTGGGGACTTGTGAGTGAAGGTGAGGTCTTTATTAATGGACGTAAACATACGACATTTGATATTGGTGGAGTGACTCAACTTGATTATATGGATCTTTATAAGAAATTTACTTATAAGACACAAGAATCTTATCGGTTGGATTATATTGCCGAAGTTGAACTCGGACAGAAAAAACTAGATCACTCCGAGTATGAAACCTTCAAAGAGTTTTATACTAAAAACTGGCAGAAGTTTATTGAGTATAATATTGTTGACGTGGAACTTGTTGACCGATTGGAAGACAAGATGAAACTGATTGAATTGGCACTGACGATGGCATTTGATGCCCGAGTCAATTTTACTGATGTGTTCTATCAGGTTCGTATGTGGGACAATATTATTTACAATTACCTGAAGAAAAGAAATATTGTTATTCCTCAAAAAAATCGTTCTTCCAAGAATGAAAAATATGCTGGTGCTTATGTAAAAGAACCAAAACCAGGAATATATGATTGGGTTGTCAATTTTGACTTAAACTCCCTATATCCACATTTGATTATGCAATTTAATATTTCACCAGAAACTTTGATTGATAAACGTCATCCAACGGTTTCGGTAGATAAAATCTTAAATCAAAAACTTGATTTTGAAGAATATAAGGATTATGCAGTATGTGCAAATGGTGCAATGTATCGCAAGGATGTTCGTGGATTTCTTCCTGAATTGATGGAAAAAATGTATAACGAACGTGTCATCTTTAAGAAGAAGATGATTGAGGCAAAAAAACAATACGAAAAAACCAAAGATAAACAACTACTTAAAGAGATTGCCAGATGTAATAATATTCAGATGGCAAAGAAGATTTCTTTGAACTCTGCTTATGGTGCCGTAGGTAATCAATACTTCCGATATTATAAACTTGAAAATGCCGAGGCAATTACTTTAAGTGGACAGGTTGCGATTCGTTGGATTGAAAATAAAATGAATCAATATTTAAACAAAATTCTTAAGACAGATGGAGTTGATTATGTTATTGCTTCTGACACTGATAGTATTTACCTCAACTTGGGTCCTTTGGTTGAAGATGTATACAAAGGAAGAAAGAAAACTACTGAGAGCATTGTCACGTTCCTTGATAAGATCTGTGAGGTGGAACTTGAGAAGTATATTGAAGGTTGCTACCAAGAACTGGCCAACTATGTAAATGCTTATGATCAAAAAATGCAGATGAAACGTGAGAATATTGCTGATCGTGGAATTTGGACTGCTAAAAAAAGATACATTCTCAATGTCTGGGATAGTGAAGGTGTGCGATATGAAGAACCCAAACTCAAAATGATGGGTATTGAGGCAGTCAAATCTTCTACACCAGCACCCTGTCGTCAAATGATTAAGGATGCTCTGAAACTGATGATGAGTGGAACAGAAGATGAAGTGATTGCTTATATTGAAAAATGTCGTGAAAAGTTTGAAAAACTTCCACCAGAGCAAATATCTTTCCCCCGCTCGGTATCAGACGTTCAGAAGTATCAATCTCCAGCAACAATATATTCAAAAGGAACTCCCATTCACGTTCGTGGTGCTCTCTTATATAATCATTATGTAAAGGAGAAAAAACTCTCTCATAAATATTCTATAATCAATAATGGTGAAAAGATTAAGTTTTGTTATTTGAAAAAACCAAATCCAATTCACGAAAACATAATATCTTTTATTCAGGAATTCCCAAAGGAACTCGACCTTGACAAATACATAGATTATGAGTTACAATTTGAGAAGGCATTTTTAGACCCTCTCAAATCAATTCTTGATTGTATTGGATGGGAAGTTACAAAAACAGCAACCCTTGATTCTTTTTTTAACTAATGGATTTCTTAAAAGATATAGTAAAAGAAATTGGTGATGAATACACAGAACTCGCATCCAATATTGATGAAACTGAGACATACGTGGACACTGGTTCATACATTTTTAATGCTCTTGTCAGTGGCAGCATCTTTGGTGGGGTTTCTGGTAACAAGATTACTGCAATCGCAGGTGAAAGCAGCACAGGAAAAACTTTCTTCAGTTTGGCAGTCGTTAAGAATTTTCTTGATAGTCATCCTGATGGATACTGTTTGTATTTTGATACTGAAGCAGCAATCAGCAAATCACTTTTAGAAAGTCGTGGAGTTGATACTACCAGACTTGTAGTTGTAAGAGTTGTAACGATTGAGGACTTTAGAAACAAGGCACTCAAGGCAGTTGATATATATTTGAAGGCACCTGTGGATGAACGCAAACCTTGTATGTTTGTTTTAGATTCTTTGGGAATGCTCTCAACTGATAAAGAAATTACTGATGCCCTGAACGAAAAACAAGTCAGAGATATGACCAAATCTCAACTTGTAAAGGGTGCATTCAGAATGTTGACACTCAAACTTGGTCAAGCAAAAATACCAATGATTGTAACCAATCATACCTACGATGTTATCGGTGCATATGTTCCTACTAAAGAAATGGGAGGTGGTTCTGGTCTTAAGTATGCCAGTTCTACTATCGTATATCTTAGTAAGAAAAAAGAAAAGGATGGAACGGATATCGTTGGAAACATTATCAAAGCAAAGACTGCTAAGTCACGTTTAAGTAAGGAGAATAAAGTTGTCGAAATTCGTTTATTTTATGATGAGCGCGGCCTTGATAAGTACTACGGTCTTCTTGAGCTTGGTGAACTTGGTGGACTTTGGAAAAATGTAGCAGGACGTTATGAGATTAATGGTAAAAAACTTTATGCCAAAGAAATCTTTAAAGATCCAGAAAAGTATTTTACTGCCGAAGTAATGCAAGCACTTGACGAAACTGCACAGAAAGAGTTTAGTTATGGGTAA